GGAGACGACGGAATGACTACAGTTAGCCAACATGCGAGAACATTGTTCTCCCCGGAAAATTACATCATCGAGACAGCAAAATTTGGAGTGACATGCACACCAGCTGACAAGTCGACAGGAAAACCGAAATTCAGACCTCTGAAAGATCTTGAGTTTCTCAAGCGGAACTTTGTCAAAGCAGAACTACCAAACGGAGAAATCAGTAAGTATTGGTGTGGAGCATTACAAAAAGAGAGTTTTTCAAAGATGTTGGATTTCGTACAGACGAACAAACCACATGACTACTGGAAAGACAAAGGAATTGTTAGATTCGATATCTGCACAATCACTGGCACAATTGAAAGCGCAATGATGGAGGCAACGAACCACGGAATAGAATTTTGGCGCGAAATGCGCGATCACCTCATGGACCGTTGCCGAGATTATAGCATCGCTTACACAAAATGGATGTCATTTGGTGCGTGTTTTGCTCAAATCTGGCATTTTGACCTATCCGAAGATTTTCAAACGTTATACGGATGTGGTGAAACGTTAAGAAACGAAGCAGATGTTCATACAATGGCACAACCACCAACAGTCGGAGATGGCGGCGGCGACATGTCAACACACGGAGCTGGATCTCCAGTGGATCCATCACCGATTGAAGGAAGCCAAGGAGCGACAAAGAAGAATAACTTTCTTAATTCAGGAACTGGGTCTTACGGACAAATGCCTGGGGAGCTATACCGCAAAGACATCTGCGTGGGAACGTTCTCATGGACCACCAGTCAGAACGCAGGAACTCCTCTCTTTTCATCAGAGATATCCCCGCGAGGTTCTAATCCTTATGTACAACACATCGCGAAGATGTACAATGCCTGGACAGGAGGATTGGTTTGGAGTTGGATGGTGGCAGGGACTGGATTCAATGGTGGAAAGCTTATTGCTTACGTACTACCTCCAAACAAAGACCCAAAAACAGCGAGAACTCTGTCTGAAATTACAGTGTTTCCATACAAGACGTTTGACGTTAAGTCTGCAATTACAGAAGCAGTTGACGCAGTGGATGAAAGAAATATCATGTTCCACTGGATGGACACACGCTCTGAGATTAACGATGTCAACAGGACCGGTGGCACTTTTGTGTTGGCTGTGCTTGCTCCTCTCATCAATGCGAGCGGGGCTAATTCAGCTGTCAATATTGTCATGTTCAACAAGCCAGCGGA